AACAAGTTTAAATCCAGAAATTTGCACACATTGCCATGGCAGGGGACGCAAACCAATATCAAAAAGAAGCCGGTGCCAAATAATCGGCATCAACCACAAAAGCTACAGCTGTGCTCATGATGAAGTGACCAAGGAGCTTTTAAGGCTAATAAGCGAGTGGGAGCGAGACATATTTAAAAATATTCACGAAAAAATGGCAGAGGACGACAACGCAGCATGATAACAGCAGCAGAATTGGCAAACGCAGTTAATCGATTGCCGGATCCTAATACGTTTAGTTATGACTCTATTCAAATAATACTGCATAACGTTTTGGAGCCGTCAGTCAACAGTAAGAACGCCAACGTTAAAACAACATATATGCAACAGAGCACGGTGACTTTTGTTAGACGTAATATTTTTGGCGTTAACACATGGACATTAGAGAGCGCAGAGATCAAAAATACGGCATAGATGTATGGGCTCTTAATAGCATTCAGGTCAAGAGGGATAAGCATGAGCAATATAATTTTAAGTAACGAAGAGCTTAAGGCGATAAAAGACAAACTCCCTAAGCATTGGACTGATGAACAACCTGACTTTTACGAGGTAGATTACGAACCGAATCAATTAGAGCCATTTAACCCTAATGAAGATATATCTAAGCTAGCTATAACTAGGTTAACTTTTAAAAGGGTAATGACAGGGCCGCACACTTTTAAGTGGGAGTTAGTATGACAGAAGCAAAGCTAGTAGATGAATACGGCATTTTACATATTTTGAAACGACATAACGCTGAATCGGCACTATCAGAAATTGAAGCAGTGCTTGATGCGTTCTGCAATCAGTATATGAGTGATCATGCTGAAATAAGAAAATCAGCATTTGCAGAAATGGTTTGCCATCTAAAAGTAGCAGTCATTGAAAGTAAAGGCGATAACACTGTGTTAAGCACCAAGATAAAAGAGCTCATTATTCAGCTAGACGAAGATATAGATCAAAAATAACGGTCTATCTATTAATCTGAAAACGAAAACCGACCAATTGACCACCAAAAAGACCGATTTAGCGCGATAATTTAATGTTTTCGCGCTTTTTTTTGGTCTATTCGGCAGTAAAAATAAATGTACCGGCCTTGTTTAAGTTGTTGATTTTTATAAGTTAACAAGTTGAAACGGTCTATTTTTAGAGATGGGATCAGGGAAAATTTGATCTTTTAACTCCTTTGATCCATCTTATTTTATATTTTCCGTGTGATTTCAGAGCGCTTTGATGTAAGTTTAGGTGACTGCTAAACATCTAAATTTGTAGCAAAGTGAATTAAACAAGCTTGATTTGTTGGATAATGATGGAAAGTAACTTTAACAAAGCTAACAACTACGTAGACTTGCCTAACGGCGTAGGCGGTTTAATAGAAAAGAACAAAGATGCAACCTTTTACGGAATAGCAAGCGGCCGATCTATGGAAGGGGTAGGCATTTTTGATGGAGACTTGTTAGTAATTGAGCGCGGTTTAACAGTAAAACAAGGCGATGTTATCGTGGCCGCGCTTAATGGGCTGTTTGTATGTAAAATTGCAGACTTGAAAAGCAATCTGTTGCTATCTGCCAATGACGAATACGGACCTGTCAAAATAACAGAATATGACGATTATCAATTTGAGGGCGTTGTAATTAGCTCAGTGAGAATGCATCGAGGAAGTGTTGCAGATACTATTTAAGGAAAGCTATGTTATTTAAAGTTGAAATAATGAATCAAAATACTGGCCGTTTACAGACTGTTGAGCTTGAATTTTATTGTGCGACTGGGGAATAGGTGGAACTGGCTCAATTTGGGATAGCAAAACTACAAGCCATGGATAACTTGCAAACCCCCCAATCCTGATATAGTATTTTCCATGTTGAAGAAATCCGCTTAGTTTATGACTGAGCGGATTTTTTTTGCTTAAAATGTGTTGTTCCGTTTTGCCCGATCATTTGGTCGGGCTTTTTTATGGGCTAAAGGTTGAGTTATGACTAGTGATAAAGAAATGTGCAATGACTTTGAAAGCAGTGGATCTATTTATCCCAAAGTCTCGCCCGATCATATTGAAAGTCTGATGAATCAAGTTAAGTATGATGTTCAGCTAGTAGCAGACACGACAACAACTATTGTCACTGGTTACATTGCTATGGGAGCGGTTGACTTTACTTTAGCCACAGCAACTATGGCTTGTGTTGATAAACGCAACTTTAACAAAAAGCTTGGCGCTAAGTATTGCACTGAGAAATGTGCAGCTATGTGCAAAGATAAACTGTGGGAACTGGAAGGTTACTTGTTAGCGAAAAAGGTAAGCAGTAATGAAAGCTAGCAAACTAACAGCGCTGGGTTTAACTGCGGTTCTTGCGGCAGCTGGTGTAACAGTTGCGACATTTGAGGGCCAAGAGTTAACCGGCTATGTTGATCCTGTTGGCATTGCAACCACTTGTTACGGACACACACAAACAGCAGTAGTTGGCAAAGAGTACACAGAGGACGAGTGTTTAAATTTACTCGCAGGTGACTTAGCTAAGCACAACTCGCAGTTAATGAGCGTGGTAAACGTAAATCTGAGCCAAGGTGAGCACATTGCTTACTTGTCATTTCATTACAATATTGGTCCTGGCAATTTCCGCAGCAGCACATTGCTAAGCAAGCTAAATCGCGGCGATCGCATTGGCGCTTGTAATGAGTTGGCGCGCTGGATTTATGCCAAAGGCCAAAAGTTACCAGGCTTAATCACTCGCAGAGAAAAAGAGCGCGCAATGTGCCTGGATGGAGTCACTAATGTTAAAACTGTTCAGCAGCATTGAAAGGGTGACTATCGTCGCTCTATTGGCGGCACTCGCTTACGCAACATATCAGATTGTTATTATTGAAAACGAATTAAAAGAAGCAAACAAAAAAATAACAACAAAAAGCCTAGAGATAGACAATCTCACGATGCAAGCCGAGTTTTTAACTCAAAGCGTCAAACTTACCGAAAAACAAAATGCCAAGTTGATAAGCGAGCGCAATACATTATCGCGCTTAAATAATGCTTATCAGTTGGAAGTAAGCTCTTTAACTAGCAGCTTGCACAAAACTCAAACTGAAATTAACAAACTACGAGAGTCGAGCGATGAAGCAATTAAAACATGGGCTAATGATAGCGTTCCTTGTGATGCTGTTCGCTTGCTCAAGTACGCAAGAGCCAGTGAGTGTGACAAGGACGGTGGTACAGACAGAGTACGTGTACCTAGCACCGCCGGAAGAATATCTATCAAACTGTAGCGTTGACCACAAACAAATAGCAGGTAATGCGACGTTGTTAGCGTATGCGCAGTATTTAGAGTATGTCATAGACAAATGCAATGAAAACATTAAACGAATTAAACAATGGGCCAGCGAAGTTAATAATGGATAGATCAACAGCAGCAGCAAGCTACACTGCAAGTATCGGCACTGGTGTCGGCGGTTTATTGTCACTTAACAACATGGCGCTGGCGCTTGGTATTTTATTTACTGTGATTACATTCCTGATGAACTGGCGCTATCAGAGCAAAAAGCACGAGCTTGAGCTTCAAAAGCGCCGTGAAGATGCTGAGTACCATAAGGCACGTATGAGAGAACTGGTGCGTGACGATGAACAAGCATTAGCTGAGTGCAAGGTAAACAGCGGTGATCAGTAGTGTCAAAATGGTCGGATTTAAACGCATTATTTCAAGATGAGCACGTTAAAACTGGCATATCTGTTACTGAGTTTTGCGAAAAACACGGGTTAACGTACAACACGGCACGCAAACACATAAGAGCAAGAGTCGCTGTAGAGCGGAAACGACAAGCAGACCCAAAGCCAACCAAGCCGAAACAAACGCCAAAAAAACAAAAACGAAAAGTTGCGTCTGGTAAAGATGCGCCAAACTACAGGCATGGCGGTTACACAAAATATTACAAGGACGAGATAAACAATCTAGTCGAAGCGACAACGCTGGATCATGAGCTTGACTTGTGTCGTGCTCGCATACACATGGTTATGCAAGCAGTTGATGGCATAAATAAGACGCTCGACGATCCTGATTTAGACGATCCTGACTTAAAAGTCCGCATGTATGAGTCTCTTTTTAAAGCAGAACAAGCGCTAGATAAAAATGTAGGCCGTGTTGAGTCGATTGTTAGAACGCTATCAGCGCTCGAAACTGATTCACTGACGCGCGGCAAGCTAGTTGTTGAAACTGCGAGAATATCACAGCAAACAAAAGCGCTTGTTAATGCTACCAAGCGTGGCAAGCATCAAGCAGAAATTGCAGAGCACGAAGCGACCAAAGCACGCAAAGAAGCGGGCGGAACAAGTAAGCTTGATAACTTCATTGATAGCCGTACTGACGGCTTAGATCAGGTGGTAAGTGAATAATGCAACCAAAGCTTGCTAAATACCCTAAAAGCACCTGGTTAACTGAAGAAGAACGCTTCACCTTAGATGATGTAGAACTCTTAGAGCGTTGTGAGCCTTATTTAGACTGTTGGTGGTGGCGACTAAACAATCTCTACATTATCGCTAACGAAAAGGGCCAAGAGGTTTTATTTCGTTGTCGGTTAGCACAAACCATGTTGTTTATGACGATGTGGTTTTTAAACATCATCTTAAAAGCACGTCAGCTGGGCTTTAGTACAGCTATTCAAGTTTTTATTCTTGATCACGCTATGTTTAACGATAACAGGCAGTGTGGCGTTATTGCTCAAGGTAAAGACGAAGCAAGCGCAATATTTTCATCCAAGATACTTTACCCATACGAACGGCTACCAAGTTGGCTAAAAACAGGTAAGCGCTCGATTAAAAGTAAAACGGGCACTGGCATCTGGTTTAACAATGATAGCTGGGTACGTGTCGCGGTGTCGTTTCGCTCCGGTACGCTTCAGGTGTTACACGTATCAGAATACGGCAAGATATGTGCTCAATACCCATTACGGGCAGAGGAAGTTAAAAGCGGCTCATTCAATGCTGTGCATGATGGCTCATTAATATTCGTTGAGTCTACAGCAGAGGGCGCAGCAGGTAACTTTTTCGATATGTCATGCGAGGCAATGGAGTTGCTTGAGTCGGGCATTGCGTTAACCAGGCAAAATTTTAAGTTTCATTTTTTCCCATGGTTTGAAGATCCAAAATATATCGCACCTGTACCAACCGGCGGCTTAAAGCTAACAAAATCACAAGATAAGTATTTTGCATCCGTCGAGCTCGCTAACGGTATTACGCTAAGCGACGAGCAAAAAAGCTGGTATATCGGCAAGGAACGCACGATGAAAGACAAAATGAAGCAAGAGTTTCCATCTACGCCAATGGAAGCGTTTTTGACTTCAGGCCGCAAAGTATTTGCTAGTGATGACTTAATGCGTGTTGAAGGTCGTTGCAAAAAGCCTCTTATTGTTTATGAGATTGAGCCCTATACAGGCAAGCTCAAAAAGATGAATGGCAAAGTGGACCTGTCATCTAAAGCAGCTGACAAGCTAGCGCAATCAACATTAGGTTACTTGCTCGTTTGGGAACTGCCAGACGATGACGAAGAATATGCGATCGGAAGCGATGTTGCAGAAGGACTTGAACATGGCGATCGCAGCTCATTAGATGTATGCGCAAAATCAGACGGCCGACAAGTGGCGCACTGGTTTGGTCATATAGATCCTAAGCGCTTTGCTCATATCAACAAACATATTGGCCTGATGTATAACAAGGCATTCATTGGTATTGAGCGAAACAACCACGGTCACGCAACACTTCAAGAGTTAGTTGAAATTTACCCGACTAGCCGGATTTACACGGAAGAACATATAGATCGTGAAGATACGGACGAAGAAACCAAAAAAGTAGGCTGGCATACCAGTGCACAATCAAAGCCAATACTCACAAGCGGCCTAGATGAACTACTTACTCACGACAAAGACGGCATT